ATCTCAGGAGCTGTGCAAACGTACAGAAATCCCGCCGGTAATCGTCGACAACAACCGTGTCCTGCTGCTCGTATCCATCCCACCATTTGGTTGTAGGATCCTTCGAGTACCAAGAATTCGAAGCTAGAGCAATCTCGAAGGCTGTCTTCGACTTCCCCGTACCGGTCGGGCCCCAGAACCAAAACACCTCTGTCTTTGAGGTTCTGGGCTGTTGTTGCATAAAGTGCAGCCGTTCGATACCCTTGGCAAATTTAATAAACTCAACGGGGTTTTCGGCAGAAATTTGGCGTATGGATTTACCATCTCGAACCATAGCTGCAACACCTTCAAGATCAGTACGACGACCTTGACCTACTGGCTTAGTTCCAAATTCCACGTAATCGCCGTCTTTGGAACAATAAGTGATAGATTGGTCAATCGTACCAGCCATGTTTTCAAAATGTGCTCTGGCAAGACCAGGAATAGAATGCCAGCCAGCAAAAGTTTTAGGATTGCGTGCACAAATAAAACCTTGGAAATGCTCTGTTCCTTCAGCGCCAGTCTCCCGGCCAAAACCAGCAAATCCACCTTCAGCAGTCAGCACGGTCAAACCATTGGTTAAAGCCTCGTGCTCAACTTCGGTTGGATTGTTAAGTGTGAAACACACATTTCTTGAGCGGGGGGCAGCTGGCATTCTGAGAAAACGGGTTGGGGTAGTTAAACTTGTGAGCCCATTCCTAAAATAAAGCAATTAAATTCTTTTTCAATTGTTTTCAAATTATAATTTAATTGGCATCTTATATTTTTAGCTATTTTTTGTGCAAAAAAACAACATGCAAAAAATTATATAATAATATGCGCTCCTAGATTTTTTTTCTACAAAAATAAATTTAATCCTCCAAAAAATCAGGTACAGCATAATAATCAGCTTCAGGTACCCACTGTCCATCATGAAAAATATGGCGCCCTAAATCAACACCACCTTCAAAGATATTCGCAACCGTACCTTCTGCGTATTGTTGCACTTGCGCCGCCTGTGCTGCTACTACTGCATTATGCGCAATAGCAATTTGCACAGGGCGAAAATCAGGCATAGTCCTTCTAGGTGTATGCAACGGGATTTCTCCCCTACAGTTTGGACACATATTGTCTCTAGGCGCATGAAACGCAAACTCAACTTCCGGAGGATACCCAGGATTGTTTCCATGATAATCAATATGGGTATCATTAGCGTTCCTGATCCCGTCCAAACATCCATAACAAAATATATGATCGCACGGCAAAACAAGGTCAGCAACATTCTCACAAAAAACAACATCGCAAATCCTACGGTTAGGAGAGTGTTGAATAGTATATTTATTCGGCTTATACTGCCTTTTACCAGGCAAACCTTGCAAGGGAACTGATTTTACACGAGGCATTATAACTTCCACGGTTCAAATTATGACGTTACCCGGCGATAAAAACGCTCGCCGCGCGGCCTCTCCGAGGGTTTTTCACTTCTATGTGCACTGAAGACAAGTGCACAGAAGTGGCGGGTAATAGTAGACCGCCACTTCTTCTGTGCAGCACACGCAAGTGAAAAACCTATATTCTTAGGTGGCCACCTAAGCTACTAGCAGTTTCCGTATGAAAGCAGGGCTGCGCCCCCCCTAAAGGGGCCCCCCCCTTTTTAAATATAGCAACGACGTTGTAACCCTAACTGGCTATATTCAAAAGGGTCTAATAGTGGTTAAATCTCTTTTCTTATTATAATAACTACTTTTTACTAGCTAAATAGCTTTGCAGAGCCACTATCAACAATCCCAATAGGGTCAACACATAGTGGTGTAGTTGTGCCTGAAAAGGCGTTTCCGTTTGAGCTAAACGGGAAGAAATGTCTTCAACCGCTTTATCCTGACAACAATCGCTTCGCATAATCGCTTGAAATTGTGATCAAATGACTACTGGTAAACCATTGACATCTTGATACAACGGATTTTGAATTTTGTTAGTTTGTTGAAACTGAGAACCAATTTCGCGTATTTCCAACGAAGCCTGAACTCCAGTAGTTACAACACCGGCAGATCCAATTGGACTAAACGTCACAACATTATTAGCACCACCAGAGGCTTGTAAGATTTTCACTCTAATAATGTAAATCCAACAATCACTATTAATGCCATTGGTGTAATTTGCATTAGTATGAAATGAAGCCCTAGTACTAGCACCAGCAACTGGATTGGTGGCTCCAGTAGTCGCATATAAATCATACCAACCAGTAACTTGACCAGTCAAAACAGGTGCTGCGAGCGTGCTTACATTTACAGTCGCGGCTTCTAACATATACACTATCTCAAAAACACCTGACAACTGAGCTGGAAAAGTGATCGAAATCTCTCTACTGGTTTGATCACTGATCAAAGGAACAAAGTTGTTGTTATATGCAGACAAAATAGTAGTAAGACTGTTGCCCATTAACTTCGCAGTAGTAGGAGCAGCATTGCTCAAAAATTTGGCAGCGGTACTGGCATTTCCCAGCGCAACAGTTAACTTTGGCTTCATCAGTTTAACTTTATAATGCACCCATAATTCTCCTATTTGGTTATTTTGAAACGCAGTAGGACAATTCTGGACAGCAAGCTGGAAAATACCAGAATCATAAGTCTTAATGTCAGAATTAGCAACTGGAGTGGATCTAACGAATTTGGCACCACCCATTGCATTTTTTGAAGGGTCGCATTCAACACCATGTGACATGTTATCAGTCAACCTACCACTAACACCACCGTGATATTGAATCATTTCCTCCTTCGTCAAAAATGGTTGGGCATCACTTTTATAATTAGTTGTCATGATAATGGTTCCTGTGTTTCCAGTTGAAGTATTCACAGAAGAATCAACTGTCGAATGAAACTCAAAAATCATCTGAAGCAATTCATATTCATCAAAGTTAGCTGCAAATTGAGCCAGGAAAGGAAAATGCGCACTTAATCCTGGATTTATCGCATACGAAGTGTTTGTAAAAGCAGAACTGCCAGGACCAAATATGTCCGAAACATACTCTTTGTGAGTCAAAACCAAAGACTGCGTCTCATCATTCGAACTCTCAAAAGTCATTGACGGTCTCGAACCCTCGCCCGCAATTAAGTTGTTCGTCCTATAAAGTCCACTACCTTCCGTATACAAACCACCTCCCATTACAGCGCTAAGGCCTGATAAAGCTGCACGTTTCAAATATGGTGTTGCAGCTCTCCAGCCAGCACGTAAATGGTTATACTTGCCTCTGCCAGTGTAACCAGAACTTTTACGTAAACTTCTTTGTTCTTCTGAAGCTTTCTTGTACGTTTCTCCAAAACGGGCCAAATTTTCATCTGTACCACGTTGCACTCTCATTTGGCCCATTTCACTCCACGGAGCTATTCTTGCAAACTTGATACTAGCTATCTGACCTTTCTGCTTCGCAGACAAACCAGGTCCTCCTGAACTACGCGCACGTTTTCTGCGTTCAGGCCAGTTAACAGCTCCAAAATTAGACATTATTTTTGTTGAATGCTTGAAATTATGAGCTGCGCCTGGCTCACGCCAATTGCTTTTCTTAAAATACATGTCTATCTTCTAAAGTAGCAAAGTGAGTAACACGATCAATTCTCCGAATCAGTTGCTGCAGCTCCCCATCCGAACGTGGTCGGTCTCCCTGCTCCCAAGTTTCTCGAGGACCAAAAGGACTCGTAATGATTAATCTCTGTGTCCTGAATTGGGTATACCCACCCTTCACCTCGACTGCTAGGGGGTACCTGTCCAGTAATCTCAGGAGCTGTGCAAACGTACAGAAATCCCGCCGGTAATCGTCGACAACAACCGTGTCCTGCTGCTCGTATCCATCCCACCATTTGGTTGTAGGATCCT